AAAATTGATAAGGAGTTGTTATTGGCATTATCTATCACGCCCGGTTGTAACTGTTTGCCCAAATTTGATGGCGTTTAAAGTTGCTTGAGTTATTTCGCTTGCGCTCAAGTTGGAAGACAAATTATTTGTAATATTGATATTAGCCGCTTTTTCATCTGCTGCTTCTTTTGCTTTGAATCTTGCGTAATCAGCAGTTAAATCTCTTGATGTTGCACTATCAGTACGACCTCCTCCTGCGCCAAGTTTTCCGTATGTTGCGCTTCCTCCCAAGCTAGCCATTAAAGTCATTAAGGTTGTAATAGCCGTAATTGTTTCTTGGATTTCGCTATTGATAGCAGACAAGGCTTGAGTGAAGCTATCTTGCATATCTGCGAGGACTCTGTCTAGGTCTTTCTTGGCATCGGCTAAAGACTCAGCAAGCTCGGTTGCCAATTCGGTTAATGCTTCATTTAGGTCTTTTTTGGCGGTTGCCATTGCCTCTTGGAACTCCACCGCGTATTCGGCTAGTTTTGTATTAAGCTCGGTTCCAACCTCGGCATAAGCCTTAATTAGTTCTTGGGTTGCCAATTTCATGCCAGTATTCATGCTGGTCGCCAAGGCGTCAATACCAGTATTAGCGTTTGCTTCAGTTTCTAAGAATAAAGTTTGTAATTCTTTAATTGTTTCAGGTGTTGCTTCGTTAATCTTTTGGGCTAACTGAGTTCCAATTTCAGTACCTTGCCCAACTATCTGTTCAATAAAGGTTTGACTAAATCCTTTGTCCTTGAGTCCTTGGGTTTGAGTTAATAAGTTTTTTGAGTTAGCAAGCTTGTCTTTTAACTTGTTTATGATATTGCCGACGGTAGCGTCTAAAGGTTGATCTCCACCTAATAGGTCGCTGAATATCTTTCCTACATCTAAGCTAGTTGCGGTCTTGAAGATATCGCGTAGGCGGTCAATAGAGGTTTGGACAATGCTTGCGCGTTTTTCTGCTGCTTCTTTTGTAGCCGTAACGATCTTGTTTTGATAATCTTTTTCTATCTTCAAGCCTTGTTCAGCGTAAGTTGCTTGGGCTTTTGCCACGCTTTTTGCGTTATTTTTCTTGATATCTGCGACTTTTTCGTCGTACTCTAGGCGCTTTCTTGCCACATCTTTTTCGTAATCAGCGATCAATTTAGCCTTTTGGTTTTCTAAATCGGCAAGTTTTTTGTATTGGCTAGTAGCATCTTTTTGAGCTTCACTTAGTTTTTTGAGTCTTTCTTTTTCTCGTTCTGCTTTACCAGCAGTAGAGGTTGGGTCGCTTGCTACCCCGGTTGCTCCTGAGGCATCTGGAGTTGTTCCTCCTCCGAAAGAAGGTAATTTAATTTTCTTGTTTGCGAGGCTATCCAAGTTTTTGGAGTATTCCTTGACTTTTTTTGACGCATCGTCGAAGAATGTTCCTACTTTATCTAATCCACTTTCTATTGTTTTTAATGCGTCTCCAGCAGAACCAACTCCAATTGCTTCTAATCCTTTGAGCAATAATCTTAGAGGACCAGTTGCTAGTTTAATTAACCCAACAGCAAGCTTGCCTACTTGTTCAATTATGAAGCTAATAGCGGTTATTCCTGCCTTGCCAGCAGCGATCATAAACTTTCGGAAGGTGTCGCTATTATTCCAAGCGTATACAAAACCTGCTGCCAATAATGCTAATGCCGTTACGATTATGCCGATTGGGTTTGCTCTAGCAGCAGCATTGAAAGCCAACATAGAAGCGGCTAACCCATTTGTAGAAGCTATGGTTGCTAATGAAGCTCCTCTCATAATTGTTGTCGCCACCGTCCAAGCGGTTTGTACTCCTTTAGAAACTACTAATACTGTGTTGTAAATCTTTAGAGCGGTATAACCGACGGCTATTGCGGTGGCAAAAGCTATTATGGCTTCTTTGTTTTTGCCTAACCAATTAAATACTGGTATTAAGTATTTATTGTATAAGTCGCCTAAGGTCTTTCCAATAGACAATAATATAGGTTGTAGGTTTGTTACTAAGTTTCTTGTAAAGTCTGCGACCTTGTCTTTAGCCCTGAATACGGCTCCAGCAAAGGTGTCTCCTGCTGCAGCAGCAGCGCCTCCGAACTCTCTATTAACCTCAGCTAAGATTATTTTTTGCGCTCCAAGTACATTACCAGATTCGACTAATTGTTTGACCATGGCTTTTTGTTCATCTGTAAATTGGACGCCACTTCTTGTTAATCTAGTCATACCTGCGATTGGGTCGTTTAATGCTTTACCTAACATCATCGCTGATCCCGATACATCAGTTTTTAATACCGCAGCCATATCCAAAGCAGCCTTGGTTGTTTGATTAAATATATCGTTACCTTCTCCGACCACATTTCTTACTTGGGTGAAGGTTGCTAATACTAATTGCCCTTGTAATATAACTTGTTCGTCTACTGCGGCAATTCCCTCGAGTGCAGAAGCTTGTTCTTGTAAGCCTTTAACACTCAAGCTAGCAACATTGCCAGTAGACTCTAAAACTGCTTTGATCTTATTGCTTACTGATTCGTATGCTTGCGCCTCTTGAACTGCTCCTGTAAAAGCATTTTTAACCGCGTTTAATCCGTTTGTTAATAAGTTTCCAGCAAATACTCCTGCGGCAATAGACTTGAAGTTGCTCAAGAAGCTTGTTTGTTTCTCTACGGTTTTACCAAAATCTTTAAAATTGTTTTGTAGTTGCTCCATTTGGGAGCGTATCTTGGCGGTTTCTAATTGTAATTCCACCAGCATTGGAGGTATCGGTGAAGCCATTATTTTCCTTTCACCGTTCTCATTTTTGCTTGGAATGCTTTTGTGAATACTCTGTTTAGCGTTCCATTACCTACAAGATAACCGACAGCCGGAGTTAAGAAAGGATACCTCACACCTGATTTCCAGCGAGGACTTCCTAGTTCTACTGCTCTTGCATATTCTACCGTTGGACCCACGGTTGCGATATAACTTCCAAATCCATACCTTGTTTGTGTAGTTATAGATCGTCGTAAGGTTCCAGTTACAACATTTGGACCGGGACCTGTACCGGGTATATGCCCTTCTCCGCGTTTATGTACTCCAGTACTTGCGTTCTTTTTTGCTTGGCGCTCGATAGATAATGCCGCTTGAGTAATAGCATATTCAGCTGCTTGTTCCACTTGTTGTTCAAATTTATTCATGCCGTTTAGGAACTGACCGAGGTTGCGAATGATTACTGCACTCATGTTCTACTCGCTCGCTCTGCCCTCTCGCTTTTAACTTCTTCTATGGTAGAAGCTATTGCCAATAACCAGTCTGCCGTAGACGCAGGTAAATTATCTACCTGTTCGGGCGTCCAACCAAATCGGTCTGCCATTTGGAAGTAAAACCAAGCTTCATCAGGATAAGTTAAATCTTCATGGCGTAGTCCGCCATCCAAGATCCATTTTAATCTTTTGAGTTGGTTGTATCCGCTTTTGGGTCTGCCTCGTTCTTATCATTTTGAGCGATACTTGGGAATAACGCTGTTTGAGCTTCTTTTGTTGCCTCTACTAATGCGTCGTAGTCAGCGATTTCTAATTCATCTAGCGAATCTATTTTGACGCTAGGAATAATGTAATCAAATGACCATTCTTCTATTAGCATTGCTATAAGTGCGTCGCTTAATTGGAGTGCGCGAGATAGTTCTCCTTCGACTGAATCACTAGCTTTCATAATCTTTTTGCGGTCTTTGACGCGCAATAAAGATGGGTCTTTTAATTTAACTGTTGCTCCTGAAGGGAGTTTTATTTGTTTAGACATAAGTGCCTCCTGTTGTTTGCCTTCCTTCTATCCTAACAAATAAACGAGCAGATGGGTGGGAGATCGGGAAGGCGTACGATCTCAACCTTGCCCACCTGCTCTTGGCTTTATTTATGCGTATGTACCACTTGCTTTTGCGTTTTGTAGAACCCACTTGATAGGTGCAGATCCGCCGGAAGACCCTGCATCAGTGGTAGTTGCTTGCGCATTCAAGTCAATACTTACGGTTACAAAATCGTCTCCACGCTCTACCATGGCAGCTGTATAAGCTCCTTTTGAGATAGTAGCTTGGATTTGGGTAAGTGTTGCACCTGCTCCTAGTTGCCAGTTAAGGACAAGGATTGGCTGAGAATTGTTTAGGTAGCGTGTTAATTCGGTATCTGCGTCCATTACAAACTTGATTTTGCCAGTTACTTCTAGCGGACCAAGGAATACCTGATATGGATTTTGTGTATTACTAATTCCATAAATAGGTGTTACTGCACGCTTCATATCGATGTTACCTTCCATAGCAGTCGTTACTGAACCGCCACCAATACTTACGGTGCCACGCCATACTGGAGTTGGTAATACGGTGCTAAATGAAGGTGTTGGGTCTGCGATTGTTGCGCTCTGCCAACCTGTTGATTTTGCGTCATATTCTAATAATCCGTCTGCATTGAAGCGTAAAGAAAAATCAGAAAATTGGCAACCGGGATAACGACGCACAGCGACGGCATAAAAGTCTGTAAGTGTGTATGAAATTGGTTGAGCGTCTGCTGCTGAGGTAGTGCTATTCAATAATGAAATTGTGTGTGTAAATGGTGCGCTTGCTCCTGTTGTTGCTACTGAACCCATAATTCCTGCGAGTGCGTAACCCATTGTGTCGGCAAATGCTGAACCACCGAAATCAAAAGTAGAACGAGTGCGACCTTGTAGATATGCGAAGTTTGTTACATTGCTTCCACGCAAACCTGTATCGTATAACGCGTCAATAACATCGACAGGTTTCAAGCTATCTTTTGCTACTGGGATAAAATCTGTTGCTGCTACTGCTGTTCCCTTTGTGGCTTCTTTTGCTATGCCCACATAGGAACGACTAGACGCTTGTATTGGCATTACTCACTCTCCTGCTTTGTATTAGTTGTTGGTTTGATATGTATTTTAGCACTATTGCTTGGTAATACATTTGTTGCATTAAAATTATCTGGAGCTTCAAATTCTTCACCTTTTTTAACTGTGATTCCAAGCGAAGGAAACACGCGTTCATCTTCTCCGTTATATATATATTTCATATTTCTCCTAAGCTTGTATCATTTCAGTTACCTCGAATTGTATCTCAGCAAAGGTCTCAGTAGCGCCTTCATTGCTAGTAGCAGGTTCTCCATAAGTAGTTGAGATTACTGGCTCAGCGCCTTGCCAAACTAATGTTCCTGTCGCGTCTCCAAATCTATGATCTGACCTTAACCTTGTTTTAATATCATCTATCAGCGTATCAAAAGTAGTCATAGCTGCTTCGCTGTTTCGTTCCATTGAATGCTGATAAACCTGTAAGATTACGGTGAAATCTACTCTTTTCCAGCCATTGGTTGCTCCTCCGATTGCTAACCGACTTTCGGTTTCGCTTTGTATGAAGATCACTACCGCAGCCCTAGATAATTGTCCTGCCGTCGAGCCTACTTGATAGTTTATTCTTTTCGGGAAGCTAGTAAATACTTGATTCAGCCCAGTTATTGGAGGGCTGGTTAAGAAAGTATAAAGGGTTGCTCTGACCCCGGTTCTTCCTGCCATTATCTGATCCTTCGGTAAATACTAACCATATCTAAGGCTAGGGCTAAGTCTGAGCCATATCGTTGAGCGCCACTTATGTTTCCTGATGGAGAAGTTGTTACCGCCATAGTTAAAGAGTTATCGCCTCTTGCCTTAATAAAGGCAGTTGTAGCCAATATGGTCGCTTGTTTTACTGCGTTAGGTAAATTGCCTATGGCAACACCAGCAGCGTGTGTATAGGTCAATGCTGCTGTTATTGGAACTGTTGTCGAGCCATAAGTGTATGTACTTGCAACCGTAATTGTTTCACTACTACCGCCATCATAAATTCTATATGATTCACCTGCTATAAATCCATCTCCACTTAAAACTGTAATTGTTGTTGCTGAAGCTGTTGCGGTAACTATTGTTGTATTTACATATCCTGCTACATAAGTGTATTTAACAAATACGCGATTACCTGCACCTGTTCCACCAAAAGCTAGCGGCCCTTGACTTGAATTGGTCAGTTGGCTATCTGAGGCAGGAATAATGATTTGTTGGTCTTCAAACCAACATGTTGATGGGTCAGTTAAAGTAGTTAAATTGTTAGGTGTTGAACCGTATTGAAAATTGCTTAAAGAAATTATTGGATTGTGATTTGGGTGTAAAGCGATATAACCTTGATTATTAAATCTGACTCTTTGTGTTTCGGTGCGACCTTGCGCCGTTAAATCTTGACCTAAATAATCACTTAAAAATGAAGTTGCGCGAAGAATAACGCGCGCCAATTCTGCGTCTTGCGCTCCTGAGTTTCCGCCTACAACAAGGTTGTCAAAGTCAATAGAGGTTGGAGCGTTCTTATATTCAGCGATTGTTAAATATGAATTTTCGCCAAATCCCCTAATGCTTGTTACACCTGTTGTCATTTATTCTCCGTCTGTTGCGATTGTTTTGGATTCGATTCCACAACGCCCACATTTGCGAAACCAACCATTAAAACCACATTCTACGCAAGTAAATCCTCTTTTGTTGTCGCCTCCAGCATAAGGGTTTAATGAAGCTTCGAAATAACCTTCGGCTTTCATTGCTCGCCCATGACTTGCGCTTTCAACATTGTAAATACCGCCCTTGTCGGGTTGGTAAGTTTTGTTGCCAATAACTGTTTCTCTTACACCCTTATCAGGTGCAACATATCTGCTCATGCCTCTCCTAACTTAAAAAGGGTGCGTGTTTTATGACGCACCCTCTTTAATTGCCTAAGTTATGCGCTTACGATTCCTGAAACTGCGCCGTTCCAAGCTGGAGCGGTGCAGAAGAAGGTGCCACGGAAGTATGTGCTGAACTCATAAGCAAACTGGGTTACAGGCCATTGAATGCCCATGTAATCCTGTACTAAGAAGTTAGCCCAAACATCTGAAACCTCGGTGTCTGGAATTGGAAGTGTGAAGCTAAGAACAGGAGCAACACCTGAGTTTAACCAAGGGTGCACCATTAGATCTACTGCTTTACCTGTTACTTCATTCTGCAAACCTGTAACGATAGAACCATAAGTAGTTCCACCCTCACCTGGATCATTGATTACCAAACGGTAGTTCGCTGTTGATCCTGATTTGATTGCATCTGATAATTGCTTACGGTCATTTCCGT